ACCCTATCCCCGAAGATGAGGAAATTGAGTTAGCCGAAAAGACGGCTTCGGTGGGAGTCTGGCGTACCCGGAATGAAATCCGCGCCCAAGAAGGATTGGAGCCGATTGAGGGGGGCGATACCTTGGATAATGCCTCCGCTGAACCGGTTGTCACCGAACCCCCGGCCAAAGAATCACTCGATGCCGCCCCGAAACCCTCGACCGGCCACAACCACAAAGCCAAATCCTACATCGCCCGCCGGAACGCCTATATCGCTAAAAAGACTCTGACCTACACTGCTGAACTGTCCGCCCATTTCGGGCATTTAGTCCGGGATATCAAGAAAAACGCTGTCCGCACCTGGACGGAAGACGAAGCCTTTGACGAGATCATGCCCCCCAAAGAAAAGCGCGACCAATGGAAAACCTTACTGTTTTTATTGGTGCTGCGAAATGGGGTGCAAGTGTTTAAAACCGTCCAAAAACAACTCGAGGAAATCTATAAGTTCGAGTCGCACCTGACCAACACCGTCGAAAACATCGTCACGACCCGGGCTAACTTTGCGGTCAAATCCATGACTGACACTGTTTACGAGCAGGTTAAAACCCAAATCCGGGGCGATTTAGCCAATGGGGTGACCGATCTTCGGGTGATGCGCAATAACATTGTCGATTTATTAGCCGGTCAAAAAGACTGGAAAGTCGATCAAATTGCCCGCTCTGAAATCGCCTGGGCCTACGGCGACGCCCAACAGCAAACCTACCGGGCCAACGGGGTCAGTAAGGTCCAGTGGATTGCCGGGGCCAACGCCTGTGATATCTGCAAGGACAACGACCGGCAGATCGTAGACGTCAACGAGCCATTCCACTCTGGGGATACCCACGAACCCGCCCACGTTAACTGTGCCTGTGAGGTAGTGCCGCTAGTCATTTAGAGAAAAGAGTTATCAATTATTCATAGAATGGGTATATGAGCCAAACCGAAAAACAGTTCTTACAACTAATCGCCAATTTCGATTCCGTCGACGAGGAGAAGATGATCGTCAAAAACATCGTCGCCTCTGATGGGGAATTGAACCGCCATGGAGAAACCGTCAACCCGGACGGTTGGGATCTGAAAAACTTTAAGCAAAATCCGATCATCCTGATTAACCATGACTACACCGTCCAAAATGCAGTCGGTATGGCTAAAGGGGTGAAGGTGGTAGACGGCAAGTTAATGCTCGGCAGCGTGGAATTTTCCAAGACCAATCCATTAGCGGTACTTACCTTTAATCTCATCAAAGAAGGCATATTAAAAACCGTGTCTGTTGGCTACATCGTCACCAAATGGGGTAGCGACGAGGACAAGTACTCCATCATGAAACAGGAACTATTGGAAACCTCTTTCGTGGTTGTTCCCGCTAATCCCCGCGCCATGCTTACCCAAAACCAGATCGACGCCTTAGATCAACTCGAAGCGGCCACCAAACCGGTGACTGATGCAGTCGATGCGGTCGTCGCGGAAGCCGGGAAACAGGCCGCTGATAATTTCGATAAAGCTGCCCAGCAAGCCTTAACCGAAGTAGCCCCAACGAAAACTCCGGAAGAAATTGCTGCTGAAGAACAAGCCGCCGCCGAAGCCAAAGCCAAGGAAGAAGCCGCTGACAAACTCAAGGCCGAAGAAGCGCGCATCCAATCGCTGATTGATGCTTTAGCCGCCAGTCCGGCATTTATGGACGGATTAACGAAGGTCATTGAGATTAAAGTGGCCGAAGCCGTCAAGACTATGGTTGATAGCAATATCAATGTGGAAAGTGACGAGGATACCGTCGAAGACCCCAAGACGCTGGCCCTTACTGCACTCGTGCAAGAGCTAAGAGCGACTAATCAGTCTACCGGCAAAGCCCTCCGCGCTTTCAATTTATTAACAGCAAGTAAACCAAAGGAATCCTAATATGGACCCCGAAGAAGCCAAGAAACTTTTGGCCGAAATGAAAGACGGTATCACCGCCGAAGTTTCCGCTAAATTAGAAAAACAAATGTTGGACCTCAAAGAGGCAACGAAAACTGACGCCGTGAAAGACGTTGAAGCCAAGACCAAGGCCGTTGATTTTATTAAGGATAAATACAACCAGGACATCAAAGGTATTGCCATGAAGGCCGATACCACCGTTCCCGATCACAACCGATCTGACAACGATGACCTCGTGCCTGAGTATTTCGCCTCTGAGATCATCCGCATCGCAGGTCAATATGGTGTCGCCCGCCGCAACGCTCGGGTTGTCAACATGCCGGGTGCGACTCTCAGATATCCGACCATCGGCAGTTTAACCGCTTACCGGATTGATGAAAAAGGCAAAGCCACCGTATCTAACGCCACCACCGATAACGTACTGTTAACCGCCAAAAAAGTGGTCGCTATGGCAATCGTTTCCAAAGAACTCATCGAAGATGCCAACATCGACACCTTGGGTGAATTGGCTGGATTAGGCGCAGAAGCAGTTGCCAAACTTGAAGATCAATGGGCGTTTGCTGGTTTAACCACTGGCGAAGGTATTCTCCAGAATGCCACCGTCCCGGTGTACACCTTAACGAATGGTCACATCACCTACAAATCCTGCACGTTTGATGACCTTTCTGGCGGGTTAGACCTTGTGAATGACGCTGTGGTTGATCAATTAGTTTGGGTTGGTTCTTTCTCATTCTTCAACGGTATGAGAACTGTTAAAGACCCCACCACGGGTATGTACGTGTTCCAGAACCCCGGCAATAATATGCCTCGCACCGTCTGGGATAGACCGTACTTCCTCTCCACTGTCATGCCGAAAACCACTGAAACGGTTCAAGCCAATAAGCCATTCTTAGCGGCTTACGATCCTCGGTATTTGTTTATCGGTGACCGCCGCCAAATCAGTGTCGAATTCTCTAAGGAAGCCACCATCACTTCCAGCACTGGTGCAACCGCCGTCAACCTGTTTGAACAGGACATGGTTGCGATGAAAATCACCGAACGAATTGATATTCAACTGGCACAGCCAGATCAAGCATTCGTCCGTTTCGAAACCGCTGCATCCTAATTCGATTAGTCGTTTCGCAGAGGGGGCTAAAAACCCCCTCCAGCGAGGCGAGTAACGCCAAAAAGTAATAAGTTGTTGAAGGAGTTTCCCGTTATGAAGATAAAAATTCTACGCCAATTCTTCCAGGATGGTGTCTTGTATAAAGTGGGTAAAACCTACACGGTAGCCGTGTCTGCCAATCCTGCCTATTATGAAGTGACCAAGGGCAATAAACCGGAAAAAACTGAAGAAAAGCCAGAAACTGAAAAAAAACAGGAAGAACCTGAAGCCAAAACGGAAAAACCCAGCCAACAGAGAGCCAAACCGGAAAACGCCGCCATTACCAACAAAGATAAATAAGGAAGTGTATGTCAGAATCCACCGCCGTTGACGGCACGCTTTACGCTACCGGTTATTCTGGTGTCGCCCCGGTCGATTTAGCCCAATACCTGAAGCGCACGTTTACAGCCGATGAGACAGCCTCAGCGTTTGATTTGATTAAGTCCGTTGAATACGAGCTGGCTTCTAAGTGCCATCGTAATTTTAATACTGACCTCACCTACTTTGAATACTTCAATGGTGGCCGGTCGGTATATTCGCCGTCTAATTATCCGGTTGCCAGTTTAACCAAAATCGAAGTCGATGGCATTGACATTACCGACAACCACACCCTCGGCGCCACCTACTGGATTTTAGGGAATGACCTGCGCTTCTACACCCCGGTGTACAGCTCCCATTTACCTTTTAACGCCGTCAGGCTGGAATACATCATCAAGCCGTTCTGGGGGGATGACGTTAAGCTGATGGTCAAAAAGTGGGCTGGGGTCAATTTCCTCAACGCTGAGAATGGCGGGGTGCCGTTGTCCTCGTTCAGTTTTGCCGATTTATCCCAGACTTTCAGTTACAGCGAATTTACCAAAGAACGGGACGCCCTGATTGCCCGCTATGAAGACATCCTTGTATGATGGAAACCATTATCGATATTTTCGAGCTGACTGGGACGACCAAGAATAAAAGCTATACCAAGTCATACTCGGGGATAAAAGCCTGGATTTTACCGGCTTCCAACGAATCCATTGCCATGTATGACAACATGCCAGCTGGCCAGGAATACCAATTCCGTATTCTGTCGGACAACATTATCAACCTGGACGAACAATCGAAGTTGGTGGTACTGGATTCCCAAGTGTCAGATTTTAATGCCGGGGACAGTTTCACTACCGTGGTTCGCACTAAACGGCAGCGGGTGGCGGGGAAGTTTTACCTCCTCGGCATGTGCTACAAGACCACATGAATTTTTCCCTCCTCCCCACTGAAACCACCAAGCGCATTATCCAAAACTTAAACAATGCAGATGACCTGATGCGGCAGGCTAAGGTTCAAGCCCTGCAATCGGCGGCCACGATCATGTCTACCCAGGCCAAGACCAAAGTCCCTCGGGCTACGGGCAATTTAGGCCGCAACATTAAAACTGAGATCAAGCCGGACGGTTCCGAAGCGCGGGTCTATAACGAACTCGATTACGCCGTTTACCAAGAAGAAGGCACCGGCATCTACGGCAAGCATAAAACTCCGGTTGTTCCCAAGCGGGCCAAGTACCTGCGGTTTAAATCTAAATCCGGGCAAATCATCTACGCCAAGTCGGTCAGAGGCGTCAAAGGGGTCTGGTTCATGAAGCAGGGGTACGAGTTCCTTCAAGCCAATTGGAATAAAGTCGAAGAGGCTTTATACAATGGAATTATGAAAGGGTTATTTAAATGATCGATGAAAATGCCGTTATCACTCAATTGGCCGCCTTGCTCACCCCGGTGGAAAATATCCAGGCGGTGTATCAAGGAGTGACGACGCCTCAAGTGTACCCGGCCATCACCATTCGGCCGATGGGTTGGAAGGAAGACTACGCCGACTTACGGGACACGGTGGAGAATGAGGACTTTGGCATTACCGTTTACGTCCAGTTAGACCCCACGAGTACCATGACCGATCAGTCCACCTTGCGGGATATTGTCAAAGAAGTCCGGGAAATCCTAGGAGCTCAGGAAAATTTAACCCTGAATGGCTTGATTGACTCTTCCCGCCTGACCGTTGGCCAATATCTATTCGACCAGAAAGAGGCTTCCATTTATTTTTGTGACCTCACCTATCAAACCCGGAAAAGGTACAGTCGATTTCAATAGAATGAGTATATGAAGAAATACAAATATCAGGGCAAAACCGAAATCGTGTTAGCGGGGTATGGCGTTGTCAGCCCCGGCCAAATCATCGAGACGGAGGCCGTTATTAATCACCCGTTATTCCGCGAAATTAAAACCAAGGAGAAATAACCATGTCAGAAGGTATCTTAGATCAAGTTTCAGTAGGCATCGAGTCGACTGTCGGCACCGCCGTCACTCCGACCGCCTCCATGGCTGTGTTACCTTCGGATGGGGTTGTCACCGAACAGGAAGCCGTGGGTGTGGAGGGCATCAACACCTCACCCGCAAAGAACAAGGGATTCGTCTCCGGGTTGCGGAGTTATTCCGGTAAGTTCGAGATGAACGCCTACCCTGTGGCCATCGGGTATATCCTCAATTCCGCCTTGGGATTAGACACGCCCGCTGCCGTCGCCTCGGAAACCTTAGTCAAAAAACACGTCTTCACCGAAACCGTCACCAAGCCGAGTTACACCCTCGAGCAAAAGATCGGCTTAATCACCGAACGGTTCGCCGGGTTTGTAGCGTCTGGGTTTGATCTCTCTTTCACTGTGGGGGAAGCGGTCAAATTTAGTTTTGAGGGCAAAGCCTTAAGCGAAGCCTCCGCGACGGCCATCTCCGCCGCTTTTGAAACCTCTAGAGTATTTGATTGGACGGATGTCTCGGCGATCACCCTGGGCGGAACGGATATTAAAGCCGCTGTTCAATCTTTGAAGATCAGTTATAAAAACGGCCTCTATACCGTTCCCGGATTATCCGGTAATGCCGACCCGGTCGCCCAATCCGTGGGAAACTCCGAAGCCACCGCCTCCATTTCCGCTTACATGACCCAAGACATGGCCGATCAAAAAGCCGCTTTTAAAGCCGGCACCGAGAAAGCGTTGGTCATTACTTTAGTTGCCGATGAGGTCATTGGTAACGGATCCTACAACACGTTGACGATCACCTTACCTAGAGTCGCCATCAACACCTTCAGCAGCCCGATTGACACCAACTATGTATCGGTTGACGCCGAGTTAGTGGGCGCCCAAGATGCCACGAACGGCCTCATCAAGGTGGAATTAACTAACTTAGTCCTTGATTATTAACAGTTATCCGAGAGGGACTGCATGACAATCACAACGCCATCTGGTTACGTGGTGGTTTTTAAAGAAGAAGACGAATTAACCTACGGCGATCGCCGAGCCATTCAGAAGGCCATGGTTAAGTCGATGAAAATCGATCCTGCTGCCAAAGGTGGTGGTTTTTCACTGACCGGGGAAGTTTTATTCGACGCCCAGGAAGCCACCCTTAAAACTATTCTCAAAAGTATCACCAAACCAGATGGAATAACCGTCACCGGGGATTTATTCGCTGAAATTATGAGTTGGAAGAACCAAGCAGACGGTGATGCTGTCTTTGAAGTGGTTCAGAAGTCCATGGGGCAACAAAGCCCAAAAGCGCCGACAACATAGCCTTATTTAAGTTCTTTAAAGGCGAAGCACCGCTCCCCGAGTCCAAACTGGAAGCGTATTTGTGCTACATCTTGAAATTAAGTTACACCGAGTTATTGGCCCAACCGGAATGGTGGGTGGCCGATATGGTGACTTTAATCAAGCAGCGGGATAAGGTCAGGGCGATCGCTTACGAGAAGGCCAACCGGCAGACTCAGAATAAAACCCGGCTAAAACCCTAGAATTGTATATATGCCGAATACAATCGAATACATCCTCAAACTGGAGGACCAAGCCACCCAACAACTTAAAGAATTTGGCAACCAACTCAATAAATCCGACGACAAAGCAAAAGCACTCTCAGGCTCACTTAAATTAGTAGGGGCTGCTACCACGGCTATGGGGATTGCCGGGTTTTTAGCCATGAAGGACTGGGCGGACGCCGCCGGTGAAGCGGAAATGCAAATGGCTGGAGTCAATGCCATGTTGCAAAATGTCACGGCTGCTTCAGATAAACAGTCATTAAGTTTCAATACCCTACAAGAAGTCGTTAAGAAAACGGCTGATGCCTTCATCATGCTGGGATTTGATGATGAGGAAACTTCAGTCACTATGGCCAAAACTCTTCAAATTACCAACGACATTACTACCGCCCAAACGGCTATGGCAGCGGCGGCCGATTTAGCCCGCTACAAAAACATGAGCCTAACCGATGCATCTCAGGCCTTAAACCTGGCTCTCGACGGAAATGGTCGGGTACTGACGCAACTCGGGATTGTCATGAAAGACCACGCCACTCAGGCAGAAGTGATTGCGGCAGTAAATGCCAAAGTCGGCGGTACGGCCAAAGAGATGTCGAATACCTACGCGGTTCAAATGCAGGTCTTGGGGGTCGAAGTCACGAACTTAAAGGAAAATTTGGGGGCACAACTTCTCCCGATGCTGACCGACTTTACGAAGGGGTTAAACGGGATCGTCGTCGCTTTAAACGGGTGGGATGTCGAAAAGTTCCGCACCATCGTTACCTTAA